GGCGTGCTCCGGATCGTGTGGAATGCCTCCACCGTACACGAGCCGGTTGCGCTTTCAATACACAGACTCATTCAAAATGTTCGGGCGCCAGCGCTCTGATATACGCCTGACACGCCTGCAAGGCGATCAGTCCACGGTCGCCGGTGTCGGTGATGGCGATAATTCGTTGAGCATGCGCCGGGTCAAGTCGGGCGCGTACGGTTGCATGATCCACGCGGCCGGCGCCGGCGGTGGCTGGCACGTTGCAGCCTGGGGCGATGTCGCTGGCGTCGAGAAGGACTGACAGGCGCACATCAGCAGTGGCAAGACGATCGCGCAGGCGATCCTGATCACGTTGGGCATCGCTCAGCGCTCGATAATGGGTTTGTTCACTGGTCGCGAGCCGCTGCTCCAGCGCCAGGCGTTTATCCTGCTCGGCCTGTTGCGCGGTGGCGGCGGTCTGCGTCAGTTGATTAAGGGTTTCGGCGTTTAACCGGGCCTGCTCGGCCAGCTGTCGGCCGTAGCGCCACTCCTGAAATTGCCAGGCCGCTGCAAACGCAGCAGCGGCCAGCAATAAGATGCCGATCACTCGCCAGGGGATTGGCATAGCACCGCCCTCGCCCGCGCCCAGATTTCCAGGCGATCCTGCAGGCCGTTCAACCCGCCGTTGATGCGCCGGGTGATGGTGTTGAACTGGTCGCGATCGGCCAGTTCGTTCAAGCCGTTCTGTTCCCAGAACCATGCCGCAGACTCGGCGGCCCATTGTGGCTGTTCGAGCAGTTCGGGCAGGGACAACAGACGCTCATCGCCGAACAGGCCGAGGCTGCACTGACGGTAATTCGAACAGCCGGTAATCTGAATCAACCCGCGTCCTCGGTATTTTTGCCCGTCGCCGTCAGCCTCAGGTGTGTTACCCAGCCGCAAAGCCAAAGTGCCGGTGTCGTATTTGCTCAGGTATTGGTTGTTGCCCAGTTCGCGCACATAGCGCAATTGCCCAGACTCGTGACCGACTTGCGCAAGGAACGCCGCGACGCGTTTGAGCGAGTCGATATGACGGCGCGCCATCGCGCTGTTGAGTGCAGAAACAAAAACGCCCGCTTGGGAGCGGGCGTTAGGCATGATGTCGATAAGGTTGTTTTCAGTTATTTGCATAATGCTTGATCCTCCCTGGATATTGCCCCGATTGAATCATGGTTGACGGCCAATGCCTGTCAGCCATTTTTTTGCCAGAGTTTTCAGGGTGCCGTCCGGCGTATGTTCTTCGGGTAATGCAAACACCCAACCGAGGGTGCCGAAGTTGGCGGTCCAGTCGATTTGCGGTGCTGGAGTGATTTCAGTGATGTCGACCCAAAGCAGATCCGGGTGAAACATCTCGGCCATATTGCCTTCGGTGGAGAACAGTTCGACCACAGTGCAGTTGACGATGCGTGCGTAGGTTTTCATCAGGCGTACTCGTAGATGATCACGGCGCCTGAAGCACCTGCGCCACCAGGTCTGCCAGGTTGACTAGGTGCGTTGGCAATTCCTCCCGCACCGGAACCGAAACCGGAGCCTGGTGCGGCCAGAGAGCCTGCTGCGCTGTTGCCAAAACCGCCTCCACCCAACGGCGAGCTGCCACCGTGCCCAGCAAGGGTCGAGCCGTTGACAGAGATCCCGGGAGCGCCCGCGTTTCCCGCGCTATTGACGATGTTGCCGCCACTGGCCGACTGGCCGGGATAGCCTCCGGTATAAAGTCCCATCCCCTGGTTCGCAACAAAGCCAATCCACGGCGACCCTCCACCACCGGCAGCCGAAACCAGCGAGCCGAAAGAGCTGGTGCCTCCTCCCCCGGCATTCGCCGCGGCCTGTCCCGCGCTTCCCCCAGCCCCCACAGTGACAGCCTGACGAGAACCAATCGCCTCGGAAGGTAACCACGCTTCAGCATAACTACCGGAGGCGCCGCCACCCACGGTTGCATATTGGGAAGTTGTGGTCGCCCCGACTCCCGCACTTCCACCACCACCGCCCACAACCTTGACCAGAACGTGCTTCGTCCCGGCTATCGGCTCATAGGTGCCGGATACGGTAAACGTCTTTACCCCCAACAACCGGCCGCTCGCAGCATTACCACCGCTCGCATACACCAGCACCCAACTGTCCAGCGCCGCGCTGTACACCACCGAACACACACTGCTGCCGACAATCTCCGCTGGCCGCAATGCACTCTGTCCAAGGCTCAATAACGGCTTGGGCAGCAAGCCATTCGGTGCGAACGTGCTGGCTCCAGTGTTGGCATTACCAGCGGTAAAGCGCAGCGCCAGACCGTCCTTCAACGAAGTGATGACCGGCACGTAGTTGGCCATGTACAGATTGGCGGCGCCGATATCGGTCGCATGCTTGCCTTCACCGGCCTGACTGATTTTTTTCAGCGCCTGCAATAGCTGCGTCGCATCGGTTTCGTTTGGTTCAAGACCCGCAGATTTGACGACGTTCAACAATTCATCGGTAACGCTGTTGCCCCAGGTCGCCGGGATCAACGATCCGGGCAATCCCGCGACAACATCTTCATTGACGAACTTGCCGTTCACCAGCCCGACGCTGGGAGCGCTTTTTGGATAGTCCATGTCGATTCCTCAGCCATTGGCCTGTAGCAAACCATCAAGCCAGTCAGGTTCGACAGGGCGCGAACGGGCATCGGGGAAGTCCGGATGATTGGGCCAGTCACGCAGCGCTTGCCGATAGGCCAGGAGTTCTTTGAACTCCTCGGTACGCAAGGTTGTGCCCTCGCCCATTTCCAGTTCTTCGGCATCGCGAAGGACCAGCCATTGTGTACGATCCAGTGCCTTGTCGCGCCAGAACCTTTCTGCGGCGTCGGTGGTTGGTCCAGCCAACACCACCCGCTCTGGACGCCCATTAGCGTTCAGCGAAAGAACTGTCCCTGCCGGAGCATTAGAGACCAACGCGCAATACTCGCCCTCGCTCAACGCAAACGCGTCAGCGGGGATATTCGCACCGTGTAGATCTGAATGATAAAAGCCAGAAGTTTGCGGAGAGAAATAATACATATTCAGTACCCTATACCGATTACGCGAGCAGCAATGGAGCCTGTCGGATAATCAGGACAGCGAACATTGATGCCCGCCAGCCGACTGATCGTCGCGTTGTTCCAGACCAGTAAAGTTGCCGATGAAGTGCCCTCATGGGTAGCAACTGCGAGAAATAATGCGTTGGGAAACATCAATGGCCATGGGTTTACATCACCATAATTACTATTGCCTGCCTGGCTGGCACTGCCACTGATCCATTGGATAATGACGCCACCCATCCACGAAGGAAAAACAACATAACCTGATGGCCCTAACCTAACCATGAACCCGAGTCTGAGCTTTTTAGGGGTCACAATAGATGTGTCACTGACACCGGCGTTGACCTCTGCCTGAGAGGCGATTTTTGCGGTTCCTACGAGGGACTCTGTGGCCTGTTGCACTTTTTTCGCAATGGCTTGAAAGACTCTTAACGGCGTCATCAACCGTGTATTGCTGGTGCCGGATTCGGCTTCGTCCTGACCGGCAAGACTCTCGCTTTGCTTCCTCGCTATAAGCGTATCAATGGCCGCTTTTAGTTGAGTGTTATCACTTTCATCAGCGGCCGCTCCTGAGACTTTGATGACTTCCAGAATTTCCTGCGTAACGGCATTTCCCCAACTTGCCGGAATCAACGAACCCGGCGTTCCAGTGAGAGGGTTTTCATCAACAAACCTGCCATTCACCAGGCCGGCGCTGGGAATATTTTTTGGGTAGTCCATCAATCTTCTCCATATTTTTAAAGCATCAACAAAACGTTTCAGGCAGAAACGCCGACCATCCACTCGGGTGCAGCCGGACGGAAAACCACTTCCGGGAAGTGGCTGGAATCAGGCCAGTCGCGCAGCGCTTGTCGGTACTCGAGCAGTTCCAGATATTGCGCAGCCTTGAGCAAAGTTCCGCACCCCAGTTCCTGCTCATCGCGATGGCGAGTGACCAGCCATTCGGTCGCTGAAAGGGATGCCTGACGCCAGCTGCGTTCCGCTGCAGCAGCCGCTTGATCTGCAACAATCGGCGCCTGGAGGATCAACGGACTTTGCTGCGCGGACAGTGGGTCGGCAGCTGTCGGCAACTCACTGATCGGCGCGCCGATTTCGACCGCCTGACCATCCGGCACTCGCACCATCGACTCGACAAAAGACGGCGCGAACAGTTGGCTGATTGCGTAGTCACCGGTGTCGATCCGTTCGACGACTACGCCGTTCTCGATCCGTGCATAAACGGCCATTACTCGTACTCCCAGATTTCACAGAAGGCGTTGCCGCCGACACCGCTAAGGACAGAGGCGGACGCACTGGTCGAACAAGAACCGCTGCCACCCGAGCCTCGGCTCCCTGAAGTACCGGGGCCACTGAGGCCCATTAACGGGCCACCGCCATCAAACGGGCTCGCCCCGCCACCGCCGGCCAATACGCCCCAATTGGCGTTGTACATGGCGTAACCACCGCCCACTCCACGTGCGTTAGCCAGGTTGCCACCCGTGACGGCTTGCCCTCCGGCGCCACCCTGGACGAAGCCGACTGCCGTGGCTGTCACGGGGAAGGTCAGGATTTGCCCGCCCATGCCTCCCGCCACGCTCATGTAGCTGCCAAAAGAAGCACCACCACCGGCCTGCCCCATCGAGTTACGTGAAGCGCCACCCGCTCCCAGTGAAACCGGCACGCCGGCCATCATTTCCGCGCTCACGTCGTACAAACTCTCGCCATAGGCGCCACCGCCACCGCCACCGCCGATGCTGTGATAACCCGCTGCCACCGGTGCACAGCCGCCCCCCGAGCCTCCGGCTCCAACCAGACGCACACGAATGCGCCTGGCTCTTGGGTTCGGCTTGTAAACCGTGATCCCGACCGTCTCGATCTGCCGGACTGCCAGCAACCTCCCCACCGCATCGGTGATGCCATAGCCGGCCAACGTGGTTGGGGTATTTTTCAGTTTGGTGAAATCAACGAGGGCGCCGATGGCTGTGGCCAATTGATCGGTTCTGGCTTCATCCGGAGTCAATCCCGCAGCCTTGATCGCGTTGAGAATTTCTTGCGTGACGCTGTTGCCCCACACCGCCGGAATCAACGACCCCGGCGTACCCGCCACCGGGTTTTCATCGACGAAGCGGCCATCGACCAAGCCGACGCTGGGGACGCTTTTTGGATAATCCATAGAATGTTCGTTCCTTTGAAATGACAAATGACCGGCGTCGACACAGCGTCTTCTGCGTGCCTGTCCACGGTCCGTTTTCTGAAAATAAAAAGCCCACAACGAAGTGGGCTTGGGTGACTCGGAACGCAGAATTTTCGGCTTAGCTGGAAAGGCCGCTGGCCAATTCGCGAATGGCGATCAAAGCTTCGTCACCAGCGCTGCGCGCCAGATCCATGTTGCCCTTGGCAGCCTGCGCGCGAATTTGCGCTTTGGCCTTCAGGCGCAGCGCACGCAGCGCCAGCAGATGGTCGGTCAGTTGATAGGCCTTGCTCAAAATCTGCTCGGCGGCCTGTTTGGCGCTGCGTCCTTTGGCAACCCATGCAGCGACCGACAGCGGCACTTCCTTTTTCGGGTAACCGGCGTCCTGATAGGCCTGAGCATCGGCGGCAGCCTGGGCGTACTCCATGGCTTTGAGCGGGTCACCAGCCAGAGCGGTACGGGCGTCGTCAGCGGCGGCGTCGACTTTGGCACACAAGCGTTCAGTTTCCTGCATGTCCAGCGCAGCCTGTTTATCGTCGTCCAATACCCATTTCTCACCGTCCCAGTCATGGGCAGCGGAGGGTTGAGGAAGGCGCAACTCGCCGTCAATCTGATGGAGTTCCTGAATGACGATCATCGAATCAGCTCCCACTGCAATTGGACGTTCACAGCTTCCCCGAAATTGATCGCGATGCCGGCGGTATAGTCGGTTAGCGGATGACTCTTGATCCCCATGCTGAGTAGCAATTCATCACTGTCAGCATTGGATTGCCCCAGATTGTGCTCAGCCTGATAGGACTGCCAGAGCGAGCGCAAATTGGCATGATCAAAACTGGCGGTCAGCGTCGAAACCGTGACGTCGTAGACGATGTTGTTGGTGAATATCACGCACGGTTGCACAGTAGACGGGTTCCAGCCTCCCGCATTATTGGATACACCCGTCGATACCGGTGACAGATAGCTATAGTTGCCCCCGGCCCATCCAGTCGCCGGAAACGCGACGCTCGTTACGGCCGTCGATGACGGCGTCGGATTGCCTACCACAAGCCGCGCAGCACGCGCATGCGGGTCTAGGGGCAGAAACACTGCACCCGTGCCGTTGACGGTCTGAGTCCAGGTCAAGCGTGCACGGTTGTAAATCGCACGCACTGTCGGCACGGAGCCTGGCGCGCCGGTGACGACCCAGGCCAGACACATGTCCAACACCGAACTCTGAAAACCGCCGCCGGCAGCGCCGTTGGCCAAACCTTTCAGCGTCTCGGGTGTCACGTCGTAAATCGTACCGCGCTGGGTATAGAAACTCAGCACACCACCCACCACCTGCGCCCGCAAAAAGTAGCTCGAGCTGGGCAGCAGGTCTGCACTGCTCCAGGCCTGGGTAGTGAAAGTACGTGAACGCCCCAACTGACCCGCCACCACTTCCTGACCAAGGCTGACGTATACGCCCGCCGGTACGGACACTCGCCCGCCACTGCTCGATACGGCGGCTGGCGTGATGGTTAACCGGGCATCCGCCGTGGCAACGGTTGGCAAAGGCAAAGCCGATAGCGGCAACGCCAGATCCTGGTTCCAGCCCTTGGCCGTCACCGATTGAATCGCCAGCAACAACTGATCGTATTTCTTCTCATCGGGGGTCAGCCCCCCGGCATTGATCACGTTGAGAATTTCCTGCGTGACCCCATTCCCCCAATCCGCCGGAATCAGCGATCCGGGCGTTCCGATCATCGGGTTTTCATCAACGAACTTCCCATTCACCAATCCGGCGCTGGGCACACTGTTTGGATAATCCACGCGGGGACCTCCCGTTATTCTGGGTGACTGTTTACGAAGCTGTTTTGCAGGCTTCATGTCAGAAAGAGCATCAAGCCGGTAGCACTGGCCAGTCGACGTTCTGCGGATAACCTGGCTGCCTGTCGATCTTGTTGAGCGCCAGTTTGTAGGAGGCATACGCCTTGAACCGCTGCATGTCTTCGGCATCCAGCAATCCTGCAATGTAGGCGTCGGCCATACCGACGGTCTGCTGATCGGCTTCAGCCAGCAGCTCGTCACGCCGCGCCAGGGCCAATGCTCGCTGTTCGCTTTCAACCAGCAGCGATGCGTTCGGCAATGCATGCTTGGTGACCTTGCCGTCGGTCCACTTCCAGATGCCATCGCGTTCCTCGATCGTGCGCAGGAACAACTCATCAGAGATTTCTAGAGCAGTGGCAGGCATCTGCGTGTGAATCGCCGAGTCATAGCGCCCGAGCAGTTCGCCCTGGGCATCAAAATCAATGTATTTCATTTCATTCACCGTTGATTTCAGAAGCCGATGGCGAACCAGTTCCAGCCACCAGGGTCAGCATTGGAGAAGCGCTGAAACTGGCTTTGCGAGAGTCGGTAAAGGGAAAAGCGCAGGTCGGAGAATGCCGGTGAAAGATCGCCGCCCGAGAGAAAGAGCACGCTTTTGGGAAAGGCAATCGGATAGGTAATGGTTTCGCTGAGTGCGCCGCCCGTGGCCAGTCCCCATTGCAGGATCAGGCCACTGGGCAAACGCTGATAGCCGCCTGCAGTGTTCAAGGAAGCGGTAAACGCTGGCGAGTACTTGAGCGCACCATCACCAGAATCCAGGCCCCAGCCACCACCGAGCAGAAGCCGGCGAAAAGTAACGTAGCTGCCACCGACAAATGACAACGTGTTATCCGGTGCACCAGCGCTGGCGGTGCCCAGACTCTCGCCACTCCTGACTTTCACGTTCAAACCACCGGAACCTGCGACCAGCGACACCAAGCCTCCCGCAGGCACAGTTGACCATTCCGGCAGGGTCACCGTACCTGGGCTGGTGAAGATCGAGAGTTTGCCGACGTCAGCGACCGTCAACGAAACATCACCCACGTAATTGGTCTGCCCCGCCAGACTGCCGAGTGCGCGCTGCACAAACTCCGTCGTCGCGACTTTCTGACTGACATCGAATTGTGGCGGCGTTTCAAACAGCTTTTTGCCACGGATGGCCTCGAGCAGTTGGGTGTTCAAGCCTTCGGTCGGTTCGATACCCGCCGCTTTGATAACCGCCAACACCTCTTCGGTAAGGGCGTTGCCCCACTCAGCAGGAATCAGCGATCCGGGGGTTCCGGTGAGGGGATTTTCATCGACAAAACGACTGTTGACCAAACCGACACCGGGCATGCTTTTCGGATAATCCATCCCCTCATTCCTCCCTAGTCATAATTGATATGCACCTTGGTATGCGCCGGCGCACTGCGGTGGATGAGGCATTCCAGCGCCGAACCCGGGTTGACGCCAAAACGCTCGCCCCAATAACTCGCACCGAAACGCCGACCCAGCAGCAAGCGTCCGCCGGTATTGAGCGTCCACATGAACTGCGCTTCCCACGTGCCCCAGTGCGCCGAGCCGAAACGCGAGCGGCCCATGCGCGGGGCTTCGAGTTCGGTGATGGTCGCGTTGGGGTAGCCCTGGCTTTTGGCGATGTCGATGTAGTAACCGACAGCCTGGCTGCCGACCGCCAGCAAGCGCCGGCGTACGGCGAGGCGGCGGTCGTCGAACAGCGGTGTGGCGCCCAGGCACGGGTCGGGCAGGTTCATCACCCGTTCCCAGTCCGGCACCAGTTCGCTGACGCCGGCCGGGTCCATTTCGTTGAGCAGGTCGGCGGCGCGGGCATCAAGGCGTGCCAGTTCGACGGCGACGCCTTGCAGCACTTCTTCGAGTTCCGGTACGCGTTCCGGGTCCCACGCCGGGCCACTGGGCAGCAAGGCGCGCAGCTGCGCCTGATATTGCGCGGCGGTTCTTATGCCCCCCATACGCAACCTCCGAAGGTGAGCAGTTCGCTTTGCCCGGCAGGCACGTCAGCGGCCGGCGCGGTCAGGGTGTGATCGTACTCACCACCGGCGCTGCTGATGGCTTCGCGGATATGGCTGATCAGCAACGGCACACCCAGATCGGCCTCACGGTTGTGCAGGTCGCGCAATTGCGCTTCAACGGCGGCACGCACGGCGGTGGTGTCCGGGTTGACGCTCTTGAAGCGATACACCACCGGCACCTGAATCGGCCGCTGCACGTGCACTTCCGCAGTCACCGGACGCAGCGGTTCGATGTAGTCCTGAACCTCCGCCAATTGCTCATCGTTGGGCACCGGTTGCGGGTCTTCATCACGCATGATGAACACCGTCACTGTGCCTGGCCCGAGCAGGCCGCCACGACACCAGGCGCGCGTTACGCCCGGCACTTCCAGCGCCCACGTCTCGTAGTCACTGGCCGAGCCACCGTGGGGAATCACGCGGTAGGAACGAATCACCCGCGAGCGCAGCGACTCCAGACTTTCCCGCGCCACGCCGCCGCTGAGACCCGGTGTCAACACCACAAAACTGGTGCCGACCACCCCGGCAATCGGTTGCACCGGTGTCAGCGCCAGACCGGCGTCGGCATTACCGAGGCTGCCGGCATCCAACGCCGCGATGGTAGTGGTGTTGCTGCCATTGACGGTGGTGCGTGCGGTGGTGACTTTGTAGGTGCGGCCATCGCTCGCTTGCAGCAGCGTGTCGACATCCAGCACGGCACCGGCAGTGGCGGTAAAACTGACGCTGCCGGTGGCGACTTGCGCAGGTTTGCGCGGCTGGTTCAAACGCAGTGCGGCGATGCGCTCCAGGGTCGACTCATCGGCCTTGTCGGGCAGGATCTGCTCGGCAATCCAGTCTAGATAACCGTACAGACCATAAGCCGCGCCACCGAGGGTACGGGCCAGCACTTGCGCATCGGACTGGCGCAGCGAATCGCCGGCCAGGTCGCTTTGGGTGCGCTTGATCAGCACCGGCAGCGAAGGGGTTTCAAACGGCATAGATCACCTGCCAACTGTTATCGGGGTTGATGTCCAGACGTTCGCCGTCGGCCAGGGTCAGGACCGTGCGCAGGTTCAGGCGCTGGGCGTCGAGGCGTTCGCTGATGATGTCGATGGCGCTGCAGTGGCCGTCGTCGATCAGCCATTGCAAGGCTTCGCGGGCGTAGAACTCGGCGTCCATCTGCGTTTGTCGGGTCAATTTCACCCGCCTCAGTAGCCATAGCCGCGAGCCGATGCGGTCGTCGGCGACGGTGGGAAAGGTATCGCCCCACCAGCCGAAACGTTCTTCGTCGTCGAGGGCGTCGTCATCGGCGGCGCGGCGCCAGGTGAACAGGCTGATGAGTACGGCGCGGGTCAGCGCGGCGTGGAGGTTCGGGCTGATCAGCATCACTTGCCTCCTGCCGGCGCGCCGGTCTGGCCGCTGCCGGCCTGTACGCCGACGTGCACGTGTTTGATCTGGCTGATGCCGCCGGCCAACTGATCGCCGGTGGAAACGATCTTGCCGGTCTGGTTGATCACCGGCGTATCGAAGTTCACCGCGCTGCTGGCGCGGATGTTCAGCGTGGCGGTTTCGATGTCGATGATCCGCCCGCGTTTGAAATGAATTTTGTCGCCCTCGTCGGTGTAGATCGCCACTTCGCCCGACGCCAGCGATTGCAGGCGATAACGGCGGTCGGCGATGACCAGCGCGATGGCGTGGGAGCGGTCGCCACCGAGAAAAGTGACGACACCTTCGGCGCCGGCCAGCGGGTTACTGGTAAAGCCGTAGGGTTCGAAATGCTCCATGTCGTCGTTCACTTCGCCGGCGGTGAGGCGCATTTGCAGCGATTGCAGCTTGGATGCCGAATTGGCGAGCACGACAGTGCCGCGCGCCAGCAGGCGTGTCAGTAGGCTCATGAATTGTCCTCAAAGGTAGGCATCACGCGATCCACTGTGGGAGCGAGCCTGCTCGCGAATGCGGTGGGTCAGGCGATTTGATGTTGAAGCTGCCAGCGCTTTCGCGAGCAGGCTCGCTCCCACAGGGTTCGGAGTCAGGCTGAAGTTTTCTTAGGGGGTGTCGGATTGGCATCGAAGGTATGCGGCGGCGCCACTTGCAGCGTGGTCACCGAGCCTTGCGCCGACAGCGAATACGTGACTTTGGAAATCAGCATGTCGCCATCAAATCCAAGCACCGGATCCGTGACCTTGACCAGCGTGTTGTGGCGCCACAGATCGCCGTTGGACTGGCGCCAGCCCTGCACCTGATAAGTGGTGGTCTGCGCCCGGCCCATACGGGTGGCGCTCTCCCACAGGGCGCGCTGCTGGGCCAGTTCGAACGTCAGCGCGGTGCCCTCGTTGATGATCGTGGTGCGTCGACGTTTGAAGCTCAGGTCGGTCGCGCTGGATTCAACCTCGCTGACTGCCGCCCCGCTCTTCTTGTCCGAACCTTTCTGCTGGCCGATCACCCGGTATTCGGAAAACACCTGGCTCTGATCCATCGACGCGCTGGCGGACAAAATATTCTTGCCCAGCTCCAGCGCATCACTGGCCCGCCCACCGCTGCCCGGCTTGGCCAGCACCAGCCGACCTTGCTCGTCATCGGTGGAAAACACCCGCAGCAGCGAGAGCAAACGGTCGATCGACTGAAACACCGTTTCTCCCGGCACAATCGTGTGTTTGGTCAGCCGCGCGGTCTCGGGGATTTCATTGACCACCATCAGCCCGTACTCCATCGCCAGCGCCTGAACGATGCTCAGCAGCGGTTGTTCCTGCCACTGGTTCGGCGTGTTCCTGGCAGCGCAATCGACCAGATCCTGAGTCTTGGAACTGCCCTCGATACTCAGGCTGATCTGGCGTCCGTCATAGCGGATCGGGGCCTTGAACACATAGCCGGTGAGCACCAGGTCCTGGCCGATTTTCACTTCGCAGGGGTCACCCGGTTTGATCCGCTGATCCACCGTCTGCCCTGGCCACTGCCAGGTGATGTCGAGTTTGAAGGTGCGGAACTGGCGCTCCAGATCAGCGGTGATTTCCACGCTTTTCCAGCCGCCGTATTCCATGTTGTTGACGGTCAGCGTGACATGGTTGTCCATTACGTCCATGACTACTCCCGAGAGACTTTCACGTCGTTGGGTGGCAGGTACAACGGGTTGGTCGCTCCGTTACGCTGGACCACTTCGGTCACCCGTGTCGCATCACTGAATTGTTTGTAAGCCACTACCAGTGCCGGCAAACTTTCCTGAAACGACTTGGTGACCAGACGCACCCCCGATGACGCTACGGCTTTGAGGTGCGCCACCAGAGCATCCTGCACGTCGCTGATAGCCTGATAGTGCGCTGGACCGGCTTTGTTTTTGGCCATTTGGAGCGCCTCGACCAAGTCCTTTTGAAGCGCCTGCAAATCGTCGGTAGCCGGCACTTCCTGTCGAGAGATCGGCTGCTTCGACTGCTGATCCAAGGAAGGGGTCGACAGCAACTTCACCGGTTTCGCCGCCACCGGCATTGAGGCAACCCATTGCGCCACTTTGACAATCAGAGTGTCCTGCACCAGATCGGCCATGGCTTGCGCCGCCGCATTGGTGTCCTTGCCCGTGGTGATCTTCGGCGCATCAGCCTTGCGGATCGCTTCGAGTTGTTGGGACACGTCGGCAATCACGCCACGGTAGCCCTCCTTCGCGAACGCCTTGAGCTCCTTGATATCGCCGAGCAACCCCTTGAACTCCGCCGCCACTTCCTTGGGCAACTCCTTGACGGCTCTGACCAGTTCAGTGATTTCCTTGTATTGCGCGATCAGTGGTTTCAGCTGTTCCTTAATCACATCGAACACCCCGGTCAGGCTGTTTCGCAGATTGTTAATGCCAATCCGTGCCGCTTGAATCCGGACAATGACCTCTTCGAAACGCGACACTGCTGACCCCAGCAAAGTGTCAGCCTTGGCCAACAGGACTTTTTGCGTACTGACGGTGGCAGTCGGAAACGGCAACGGCCGGTCGGGGTAGAACTTCAGACTGAACGTCACCAGCCCGCCGTCCTGGCGGGTATGGGTCATGTCGCACTCACCGACCTTGACTTGCAGGCGCCCGAGCCACGGGTGCACCAGCTCACCATTGCCCGCCTCCAATGCCTTGAGCAGCTTGTCGCGCTGCTCCAGGCAGTCGGCGCCGATGATGAATGCCGTGATTTCGTGAGTCTTGGCCTGCTGGCCCAGATCCTCGAAATACGGCAGGTCGCGTTGCGGGTATTCATGCAACTGACCTTTGCGACCGACCGGGGTTTTCGCCTGATCGATCCAGAAGCCGACACCACGAAAGGATGCCGGCAACAAACGGTCACGCCAGTTCATTGGAACCTCCTGCCGACAGCGAGCGATAGCCGATGCGCGAAGACAGCGCCAGCCCTGGTTGATTGGTTTGCGGTTGATCGGTACGCAGCCCTGCCGGCGCATTTTCGAAGCGCACGGTCAGGCCGCCTTCGAGTTGCGTGCGGTTGTTGGCGGCGCTTTGCTGGATAAGGGCGCTGGAAGATTGTGGCAACGTGCTGCTGAGTGCCGCGCCACCGGCGGGTGCCGCTGTGCCGGTGCCCGTGAGGGTCGCAAAGACGCCCGAGAAGTTGCCACCGAGCAGTTCTTTAAGCTGCCCGAAAATCCCTTGCAGCTTTGTCCACATGTCGCTGAACCAAGTCAGTACCGGCTGCCATTTCTGCTGGATCGACTCCAGCGGCGACTGGCTGAAGAGATCACCGAAGATGCTCTTCACCACTTGTGCATCGGTGGTCAACGATGTCCACAAACCGGAGAAATAGTCGGTCACGCCGTTCCAGGCCGCCGTTGCCGACTCTACCGGCAAGACGTTGAACACGTTGCGCAGGTTGTCCTGGAACGCGGACATCGAGGCTCGCAGGACATCCCAAAGCGCCGAAAAAACGCCGGCCACGGGTTGCCAGGCCGATTCAATCATCGCCACCGGCGATTGCGTGAAGATCGATTTGACCTGCTCCCACTGCGCCGCTGCGTTACCTGCAACACCACCAACAAGATTGCCAAACACATTGTTCAGCGAGCCCCAGGTGCCAATAATCGTCTGCACTGGCGACCAGTTGAACTTCGCCTTGAGCGCCTCCACTCCGGCAGAAGCTTTGGCCGCTGCTCCAGTGAAGAAATCACTGACGATACTGCTCGCGGTTGCCAAAGCCTGGCTCATCACTTCACTCGGCGAGAAATCGAATTTCGCCCTGAGCTTGTCGATACCCGCTTGCGCATCCGCCATGGTGCTGACGAAGAAATCACTGACAACACCGCTGGCTTTCGCTAATGCCTTGGTCCACACCTCACGCGGTGAGAAATCGAACTTCGCCCTGAGCTTGTCGATACCGGCTTGCGCGTCTGCCATCGTACTGGCGAAGAAATCGCTGACAACACTGCTGGCTTTCGCCAGTGCCGTGTTCCATACCTCACTCGGCGAAAAGTCGAACTTCGCCTTGAGCTTGTCGATCCCCGCTCGCGCCTTCGCCACCAAGTCGTCGTAGTATTTTCCGATACTGTCGACTCCGGCATTAAAGTCCGCGCGGATCTCTGCCCACGCTTTGCTGATCGATGCGCCCATCGAATCGATTGCCTGCGTGGTCGCCGCAACTCCAGCCTTGAATTTCGCCGCAACGTAGTCCCACATCCCGCCGAAGAATCCGGAAATCGACGCCCAGTTGTTGGTGATCAACCGGGCGCCGATCACGATGACGGCCACCGCTGCCGCAATAGCCGCTGCAATCAGGCCGATCGGCGATGCCAGAATTCCCAGCACACCGACCAGTCCCATCGCCCCGACAGTCACCACCGTGAACGCCACGGCAGCGGCCGCCAGCCCTTCGACCAGATACGGATTGTTCGCGACGAACTGACCAATCGAAGTGATCACCGGAGTCAGTGCAGTGACGATACTGTTGACCGCCGGCAGCAACGCCTGACCGATATTCAGTGAAATCTTGTCCAGCGCTTCGTTGAATTTTGCCAGGTTGGCCGAGGTTTCCCCCTGCACCACTTTCGGCACTTTAAGCCCCTTGAGTGTCCTGGCTTTCTTCGCCAGCGCATCCTGCGCCTCGATGGCTTTTTTGATGCCGTCCTGAAACGGCTTGAGCAAGCCCCCCTCAGAAATGAAGCCGGCCACGTCCAGCGGCTCGAGGCCGCTGTCCTCCATGCTTTTCTTGAATGCTGCGACCTTGCCGCGCAGCCCTTTCATTTCGGCTTCCATCTTCTCGGCGCCCTTGAGCACCACGAGCATGTTGACCGTGACAGGAAAGGTCTGCGCAATCAGGCTCAAATTTGTATTCGCCATCACTGCACCTGCTGCATCGCATTGATCCGTTGCGCGTGCTCCAGCGATTCGCGGAGCACATCCAGTGGCCTGGCCATCATCTGTTCGGGGTCAACCTTCCAGAACCAGGCCAGGTCATAGGCGACGGCGATCAGGTCGGTGATGGCGCCGACGCCGCACTCATGAAAAAACTCGCAACGGCCCAGCTCAGCGCATTGAGGTCAGCCAGATCCAACTGGTTGACCGACGACGGTGGAATACCGGCGCACACGGCGATGTATTTGGCCGCCACGTCCATGTCGAGGCTGACTTCTTCGCTCTTGTCGATCTTGTACGGCAGCGCCTTGATCGCTCGCACCTCCTGCACCGTCGGACGGCGCAGGACGAGTTCGGTCAGGGGCTCGCCGTGAGCTTCGATCGCAACCTGAAGCTTCACGGCGCCGCTCATTGCCAGGTCCCCTTGATGCCTTCGAATTTCAGTTCGATGGTGGCGTCATCGCCTTTGGAGACAGGTTCTTCGACCAGGTAGGCGCCGGCCAGTACGTAGACTTTGCCGTTGCTGAATTCGCAGGTGACGGTGATGTCGGTGCCTTCGATCAGCTTCTTCAGCGGGAAGTCGGCGGTGTGCAGCGCGGTCACTTTGAACGACGGCGCGATGTCGGTTTCCTTGTAGAAGCCGGGTACGACGGTTTCGCGTTTGACCGCCATCAGCGGGGCTTCGCAGCCGCCATTGATGGTCAGTTGTGCGCCGTCGACTTTGACGTAGCAGGTGCCTGCAATCAGTTGACCCATGGTGTTACTCCCTTGAATAAAAAAGCCCACACGCGGTGGGCTGAAAACTTGCCGTCAAACGCGCTTATCAGGCCGCGTCGTCGTACTGCAGACGGAATTGGTTGAGCAGTGCGAACACGCGAAGACCGTTGATGTAATCCGGCGGGAACAGCACGTTCACGCGGCTCGGGTCCTGCACGTCGCGCTCGACGATCAGGTGCTCGGCAAACAGCTCGGCGTTCTCCACGTGGCCTTCGAGTTCCAGCTTGGCGTACTGGGCGATCAGCTCGCCGCGAATGGTCGCCGGGGTGACAATTGGCTGGCCGGCGCCGAAACGGGTGCCGTCGGAGGCCAGTTTGTGACGACCGTACTTGCTGGTGATCACGCTTTGCAGACGGCGCACGATGAACGCCGACTGGTGCATGGTTTCGCTGTCCAGGTAGGAGTTGTCGGCCTGACCGTAAGCGTTTTTCTGGTAGGTGGTGATCGAGCGCTGGATGCGCACGTAGCCGCCCTCGTAGTACGCGGTGGCGATGCCGTAGTTGAGCAGCGACTGACGCTCGGTCAGGGTGAAGCGCTCACTCGCCGGTGCCGGGTCAACGCCCGGCAGGCTGCCGCTCTGGGTCGGACGGCTGGCGTCGGCAGAGATGAATACGGCGGTGCGTGCAGCCAGTGCGGCGGCTTGTACCCAGAACGGTTGCGGTACGCCCGGCTCCAGCGCCTGAATGGTCATGTGCTGATCGTTACGCGCCTGGCCTGCTGCGACCAGCGTACCGACGGTGCCGCGCTTGGCGCTGTAGACGTGACCGAACAGTTGCTTGGCCCACGACCAGCGACCGGTGCTGTCATCCATGACCGCTTGCCAGGTGTTGAGGGTCGACAGATCGGACCATGGCAGTGCGATGAATTCGAACGGCTCGTCACCCAGCGCGGCAATGGCTTCAACCTGATCCGGCACACCGGCACCGCCGGTCATGGCAGTGACTGCAGTGGTCAGGCCAGCCGGGGTTTCTTCGCCGTTGCTCTTGCCCAGGCGATTGAATTGCAAGCTGATGTCGTTGCCGCTGTCGCCAGTCCATTTGGCGTTCAGGGTGACCACACCTTCGGCAGCGGCAGCGCTGACCGGCAGGTCGGCGGTGGCGTTGATTTTTTGCGCCAGGGCGGTGGCCGCTTGGGCAGCGGTGGCACCGTTGACCACGGTGGCTTGCACACGCACGCCGCCGACATACAGATTGAGCACGCCGGCCTGAGTGGCGGTGCCGGTCAGAGTCAGCACGCCTTTGGCGATCGCGCCTTCGGTGTTGTGCAGCGGCAGGCACCAGATCTCACCGATCGGGTCGGCCTTGCGGAAGGTCTCGTACATCGAGGCGAGCATCGAGCCTTGGCCACCGATGCTTTTCGCCAGCGCAACGCTGGACACCAGCACCAGTTTGCCGACTTCCGTCGGCGCGATGTTGTCGTTGACCTGAGCGACGATCAAACGACGCAGGGTCGAACTCGCGCTATTGGCGGCCGAGTTGTCCATTTCGGCATAGAACAGCGGTACACGAATGTCCGCAGGGATGTTGCTGAATCCGATCGCCATTATTTGGCTCCCTTTTGTTTGGCTGGTGCGGTTTTGAGGGTGATATCGCCGTCGGCCAGACGTCGGCGCCACCAGGCGCTGTCCAGCACTTCACGGCCTTCGGCCGGCAGCAAATCGCCCGCCTCCGGGTCCGGTACGACACGGCCAGCGGCCGGCAGTACGGTGATGCGATTGCTCATGGGGTTACGTCTCCAGAGAAAGTCATTTCCACGCGCCCATCGGGGCCCGGGCGTTTCAGGTTGGGGTCGGCCGGGTCGATCGCATCGACCCGCACGGTGGCCCCGGTAAAGGACGACAAACCGTCCAGTTCACGTTCGTGCCAACTCTCCGCAGGCTGACTCGGCAGATTGCGGCCAAGCTGGAACTCGGCAAAAAAGCGCAGCCGGTAAAAGGCGCGGCTGCTGTTGATCGAGACCATCTCGCCGCCGTCGTAAACGATGGCGCTGTAGGTCGAATCTGGTTTGAAACCGACCAGCGCGCGCCACAACTCGGCGCGCAGGTCGTGCAACAGATCCAGCGCTTTTGTAGCGTCGGTGGCGTCAAGCACCAGGACGATTTCGAAGCGGTCGCGGATCGGTTGGGTGGTGAGGTTTTGGGTGGTGCTTTCACTCGCCAAGTCGGCCAGTGGCAGCATGTGGGCCGAAGGTGTCGGCAGTTCCGGGTTGCCTTGCAGCAAGGCCAGATCGAGGCCCACCGAAATGTGATTGGCAAGGCCAGGGCATTGCCCACGCAGTTGCGTGAGGATCGGGGTGATCGTCATGGGGGTGTTCCAAAATAGTGGGGGTTACCGCAGGCCCCTGTAGGAGTGAGCCTGCTCGCGATAGCGGTGTGTCAGGCGCGTTGATTTTGAATGTGGCATCGCTATCGCGAGCAGGCTCACTCCTACAGGGGGGCTCGTGGGTCAGTCTTTGGCTTCGGCTTTCGGGTCGAGGCACGACGCATCGATCAGGCAGCGATAGCTGTTCTCACGATTGCCACTGGCGGTGACCTTGTCGATCGACCAGCGTCCGCGCATGAAGTCCGGCCAGGTGTCATCGAGCAGCACCAGGCCTTCGGCGGCCAGCCGTGGATCGCCGGGGCAGGTGATCTTCACCTTGAACTTTTGCCGGAGCATTTTGCGCACTTCGCCTTCTCCCACGGCGATGGCATCGGCTTCGCTGGGTTGGTGCTGGCGCAGGATCTTGTACGGCGAAAGCCCGGTTTTGACCTCTTGCAAAATACCCGTAGCAGTATCCAGCCAGCGAGTTATGCAGCCCTGATTCTGCGCCCGCGCAGTCTCTTCCAGCGTGGCGCTGACAAAGGCGTGATCACCCGGCCGATTGTTGCTGGTCACCGACAGGATCACGTTCGCCAGCACTTTGCCGGACAGTGATTTGGTCTGACCGGGTCGCGCCAGCACGTAGATCTGATCGTACGGTTTGGCGACCACGTTGTACTTTGCCGCCAACCGCGTCAGAAAGCCCATGTCGGTTTCGTTGGTTTGGTCGATGTGCTCGATCCGTATCAGTGACACATCGGGGGCAACTCGCGGTGAGAAACCATGCCGCGACACCAGTTCGCGAAACAGTCCGCCGAGCGTCGTTGGACCATGGCTGGCGGTGCGGCGCTGCTTGAAACCGGTCTCGTCATCCTTGCTGAACGGTGCAGCTGTGGCCACCAGTGTCAGGCGGAACGGGAACAGCGTCGGCGTCAGCCGTGTCACTTTGAACTGGCCCTTGTCGACCATTTCGGTTTCTCGGTAGCCGACCTTCAGTCCGATTCGGCCTCCGAGGTTCGGCAGCCCGTCGAGGCCTTCAAGGTCCACGGTCAGAGTCAGTTGATCAGACTCGATCCCGGCGGCATCGATGTGCTCCCAACTGATCAGGCGTTGATTGAGCAGCGCCGCGTTTGAGCCGTAGATTTCTACCGCCGGGGTAAAACCCAGTGTCATGCAACCTCCTTAATCCCAGGCTGTGAGCGGGTTGATTGCGGCGGGTTTTGTATCGAGTTCCGGCAGTACCACCCAGACACCTGCGGACAGGACCGGGCCATGCTCGGCGAGGGTCGGATTGAGCTTCCACAGGGCCTCTTCGGCAGAATCATCGCTGCGCCCGGTTTCGCGATAGAGCAGCAGATTCACCGAATCACCGGCCACGCTTCGAACCTTACGCATTATTGAACTCCGCCAATTCGATGACCCAATCGACGACCATCGCCGTGCCGTCATCGATGATCTGGGTCTGGGTTTCCTGAACGTTGTTGATCCGCCACAAACCCCAGTTGCGGCCTATGCCGTCAATCAATGGCAGCGGTATGCGCAGGGCCTGCAAGGCGCGCAATTCATCCAGCCGATCCATGGCCACGGCATACATCGACTTGCCGGTGATGGTCAGGGTTTCCGGCTTCTGGCCGGTCTGACTGGATTTGGGTTTGCTGGTGAGAATCTGTATTTCTGTCCAGCCGCCATCGGACTTGCGCAACAACGAGTGGTACGCAAACTGGCGCGAGAGGCCGAAGATGAAACTGCCCAATGCCATTTGTTGTTTCATCAGGCGACTCCATCGGTCAGGGCTGCGTCACGGCGGGTGGCGAGAGGGTTGTTGGTCAACAGCGGCAGGAACTGGCCGTGGAATTGCCCACTCAGTTGCTGCCCGATGATTGTGCGGATTTGTTCAGCCGTGTCCGGAGCCGGACAGGTGACCTGGATCAACGGCGAGAAGGTGACTTGCTGGTTTTGGCTTTGGGAGGGAGCGTTGACCAGATTTTTCGCCACATCTCCCGGCGCAGAGAGTTTGTCGGCGGGCGGGCTGGCGAGTTTTTCCCCCAGGTATGATCCCGCTAATCCACCCAGGACTCCCCCGATGGCTGTACCGACAACGGGAAGAAAAAGCGAGCCGACGGCCGCGCCAATGGCTGTACCCGCTAACTCACCTGTTGCCGCTCCCACGGCTTTATCATCGCCCTCACGCCAGCCTTTCAGGCCTTTGTAGGCGGCGTGTGCAATCATCAATGGTGCAGCGACTTTACCCACAATAGGCGCAGCTCGAGACAGCATAGGCATAACCTTGGCGCCTGCGCTCCGCACTGCGGGCAAGACCTTGGCAGCCGTGCTTTTGATGGCAGGCATAACCTTGAGCGCTGCACCGCGTAAGCGATTGCCCAGGCTTTGGCGAGCAGTTTGAGTGCGCGGCGGAGCACTTTTCGCCGGGGTCTTGGCCCGTTTGCCTTGGCCCGGCCTGCGTGCTGATCGTTTCTTTTTGCGACCGCCATTGTCGTCATCCTCACCGGCGATCATTTCGCCGATTTCAGACGGTAAACGCGCAGCCGCCAAGCGCAATAGTCTTGTGGAAACCGCGTCGAGCACTAAGGACACACCGGTCTTCAGCGCGCCCGCTACGAACGGCGTGGCAGCTACCCCAAGCAAAGTCAGTGCAGCGGTGACGAACGGGAAGGATTCGGCCGCCGCGCTCAGTTCATTGACCACAGCAGTCAGCGCCACTGCAAAGCCGTCTGTCATCGGGGCCAATGAATTGCCGACCGTCGTGGAAAGCCTGTTCAGACTCGCATCCAGCGCATTCCAGCGTCCCTGCGATGTATTGCCATAAGCCTCAGCGGTTTGCGCCGCCGAACCTGCATCCTCACCGCGTTTGGATGTTGCATACAGGGATTTGTCAGAAACCAGTTTGAACGCAGTTTGAGCATCCTCAGGCTTCTTCAACAACTCAAGGATTGCATCATTGTTGCCAAACAGCGTTTTTGTCAGTGAAGCCTGTTTCTCTTCAGGTTGTTTCCTGAGTTCTTCCAGAACCAACTTAATCGTCTGGGGGGCATCTTCACTCATCCCACGTGCCAGCGACTCGGGGTTCAGCCCCATTTCGGCCCAGGCCGAGCGCTGCGCCGATGAGGCGGACTGACCTTTACCCAGAACCGTCGTGAAACTCTTCAGCGCCGCTGCGGCATCTGTCTTGTTAGCGCCACTGTTCAGAAATGCTGCCGCAAGTGCAGCCACTTGCTCGGGCGTCATCCCTGCAGCTTTGGCGCCCTCCCCGGCACTTTGAACGACGGAACCGATGTCAGCGGTTTTGACGTTCAGGCCGCTGTTGCCAAGGTAGCTGGTCGCGTCTGCCAGATCCTGGCTCTGCACCCGATCAAGCTTCAGAGCGGTGCGCCAACCCGCCAACATCTCGCCAGCAGCCTTGACATCGATCTTGAAGGCCGAGGCATTGATGGCGGCATCACGAGAGAAGTCCTGTAATGCCTCCTTTTTCTGCTCGCCCTTCAGACCATCACTGATGCCGGACCGCAGCGCTGCGAGTTGCACTTGCAGCAAATCCGCGCCAGTAGACCCACTAGGGGCAACCCGTTTATCACTGGCGATTTCCAGGTTCGTTTCCGAGAGTGCCTGAAGCGATTCGTTGCTCAGGTGCAGCACCTGATTCAATTCAACCAGCGCCGTTTCGTTGGCCATTGCCGATTGAGTGATTTTCGGCGGCGGACGCTGCTCGATTTCGGCCTTGAGTTTGGACTTCGGCTCAGCGCTTGCAGCAGGGGCTGCTGCGCCGGCCTTGAACAACGACTGCTGGCTGACCAGTAGCTCCCGCAGCTTGATCTGCTCTTGGGTCAGCAAACGAATATCCACGCTTGCCAACGCTAGCGTCAGACTCAAATCCTGCAGCGGTTTACCGAGGTTGTCGGGCACCGAAAATCCGCCTGTTGTATTGCCGCTCTCACCGGCGTACGTGAGCGCATATTTAATCTCTGCCATTGCCGCTCTACTCCTGTTTCACGCCAAGGCGAGTGATCGCTATGTCGTAGCGGCGCAACGCCTTTTCGGCGTCCCATTCGAGAATTTCCGCCTCACTTACCGGGTAAATGAGCGGGACGATATCGAGGATTACTTCGATATCGCGTTCCGAAAGTAGGCCGCCGGCTGGTTTAAAAAATCGTCGATGCGCACCTGCAATTGCGTCCAGTCCGGGACGGTCATCAGGGCCAGATCGGGGATCATCAGGCCGGTGCAATGGGCAGTGATGAACTCGGCGCGTTCCTTGGCCGTTTTCAGTTTCTTCATCACTTTGGTCGCGCGCAGCGCAGGCATTTCCAGCGACAGCGAGGTCACGGTGCGGCCGGTCACGGCGAGCGGTTGCAGCAGTTGCACTTGGTCGGGATCGGCGGATATTTCCGCGTCTTCGACCTGCTCCAGAAAGTACGACGCCGGACGGGTCGACATCTCGTGCACGTACTGGGCGATGCTCACGTAGTCCGGGCGCTTGAGCTGGTCGAGTTCCTTGACCGACAGGCCGGTGGCGAGCAGGGCCAGTTCGAAGAACTGATCGTCTTCGTCATCGCCGGCGCGTTCCAGCGCTTCTTTCTGTGCGGCGTAGAACAGCGGTTTGAGCTGGATCGTTTCGATCTGCGAACCGTCGTCGCCGGTAATTGGCGACAGCAGGTCATGCTGGGGTGGCATCCACGACATGTATGAATTCCTTGGTGATTCGTTTAGATCCACTGTGGGAGCGAGCTTGCTCGCGAAGGCGTCGGGTCAGTCAACATCGATGTTGAACATCAGAGCGCTTTCGCGAGCAAGCTCGCTCCCACAGGTTTTTTAATTGCCTGTAAGCCGAGGGTTACGGCATCAGCACCGCACGCCGCGCATCACCGAGGATGTCGACGCCGTTGAGCACGAACTTCTGGGTACGCACGTCGATGTCGATCACCGGCACGCCGTTTTCCAGGCGGTTGTAGGTGCGGCAGGACAGCTCCAGGTTGGTCTTGGGTTTTTCACCCATTTTCACTGCGGTTTCTTCGAGGGATTTCAGCTTGCCGCCGACGGTGTGATAGGTGAACCAGGTGTTGCCATCCTGATCCTGACCGGCTTCACGCACGTTCAGCAGGATGTCGTCGCCCAGCTTCACACCCAGTGCGAGCATGACTTCGGCGCCGAGGCCTTGTAGGGTCAGCTTGGCGTTGAGCGCTTTGCCGCCCTTGGCCATTTCTTCGACGATAAAGCGGCCGCCACGCATTTCTTCCACGTCGAATTCGATCTTCGGCGGAGTGAATTCTTCAACGGTTGCCGACAACGGCAGGCCTTGCAGGGTGGCCGCGATGGCCTGTCTTACGCGGTTGGTAAACATTAGAGAACGTCCTCCAGGAACTGCTCGATGATTTCATCGCGGGCGTTGAGTTGATAAACCATGTGTTCGTTCGGCGCGTAGCGGCCGTAGTCGATGACCACGTACCAGGTGCCGTTCTTGTACTTCTCGACGCTGTTCAGTTCCGGGTGCAGATACACGCTGCCGCCAGGAATGGTTTCGTCGGCGACCAGGGTTTGCAGCCAGTCGTTGATGCGCTTGACCTCTTGATCCATGAAGGATTTGGTGAGGTTCTTGGCCATGGCTTTCTGGCCGGCCTTAACCAGTTTGCGGCTGATCGCATCTTCAAGGCCGACGTAGCTGATGAACTTGCCGGTGATCGAGCGGTTACCCAGCAGCGAGAAGCCGCCGAGCACGGTGCGGGCGTAGTAGCTGACGCCGTAGCGGTTGAGCAGATCGCCTTCGGTGGAGGTATCGAGGATGTTGTATTCAACGACCCGCGAAACGTCCTCGGCGTAGGTCACCTGGTTGCCCGGGCTCTCCCACTGCTTGACCTTGGCCAGCGCGGCAATCGCCAGGCTGGAAGGCGACAGGAAGACGTTTTTCTTCGCCGCTTTCGAGTACACGGCGGGCATGTTGTGCACCACCAGGCAACGGTCGAAACCAAGGTCGGCGCCGCCGAGTTCCTGGCTATACAGCACTTGATCGGCGACCGAAGCGTCCTTGCCGTCCAGTACCACACGGGCCTTGATGCGCTTGCCGAACGAAGCGAACTCGCTGGCCACCGCTTTGGTGCCGGTGAAGCCCGGCGCACCGATGATGGTCAGGTCTTCCGGAACACTGCCCAGCGCGGCCAGACCAAGCTTGCGGCCAGTCAGTGGATCAACGCCGCCGATCACATTGTTAACGGTGTCGGCCGGAGTCGCGCCCGCTTCGACGATCACCACGTACACCGGCACCTTGACCACTTTGAGGATCTGGTAGACCGCGTGGTACAGGGTGCCCTCTTCGGAACCGGTCGGATCGAGCAGCGCGTGGGTGGTGAAACTGTTGATGCGGAACGGTGCGTTACGCGGAATCAGCGGATCGGCTTTCGGCGCAGTGCCGACCAGACCGATGACGTTGTCACCCAGGCCACCCATGGCCTCGGGGGATTCGGTGGCATTGACGGTAATGCCGTTGTGCTCGAAGTTCAGAACCTCAGCCATATTCAGTCAGCCTTCTTGGCAGCGGCCTTTTTGGCCTGGGTGGTGGGGGTTTTCAGTTCCAGTCGACCGGCGGTGTGCAAGGCACTGGCCTCGACGTCGAGCAGATCGAGGTCTTGACCGACGCTCGACCAGTGCCCACCGCCGGTGGGGAATGGGACGAGCACGGTGTAGGTTTGGCGGGTTGCCATTTTTCGTTTCTCCATAAACGGGAAAGCCCCTCTTGGGGAGGGGCTTGGCGGGTGTTGAGTGCTTTTGGGGTTAGAAAAAAACACCCCGAATTCGGGGCACTTATTGGAGCGCTGCGCTATCTAGGGCGGCCCGTGAAAAGACCACCAGGACTTCATGGTTAACCTATTGCGGGTCTAACGTCGGCAGCCGCTGCTTGAATCGCAATGATTGCTTCATCAGCAATCTGCTTGGCCTCCATAGTGGCCCCCGCTGCGATCTTCTGTTTGATCTGCTCCTTCGCCTGCAGGCGATTCTCGCGGATCAGGTTTAATACCTGCACATATTGGCTGGCCTCAGCCAGCATGCTGTCGGCGGCTTCACGTGGCGTTCGACCCGTGATCGCCCAAGCAGCGACCGTGCGCGGCACTGCATCACCCGGATAGCCATCATCCTTGAACTGCTGAGCCTCAGCAGTAGCACGTTCATACTCAACTGCACGCAATGGGTCGCCGGCAACGAGCCGCCGAATTTCGTCAGCATAGGTGTCTATCCGCAAACAAATCTCGTCGGCGGTTGGCACTGGCTCTCCGTCCTGCACCCACATGCCAGTCCATTCCCCAGTTTCCTTGTCTCGTGCTCCGGTAAATCGCGGGTTCCAGCAAGGCTGGGGAAGTGGAATGAGCGTCCAGTCAGAGTAATTTTTATTACTGGCGTCGGAGAAGAGAAATCCGCCTTTTGAATCGAGGATGTAATACATGGCTTGCCTTCACGCTAGTTGAGTGCAGAGGTGAATTTGAGCTTGGTAGGCGCTAGCTCCAGCCGACGCTCCCACTGACAGGTCGATGCTGAGGTTCCCGTTGGTTTCAAGTGACCAGGAGAGGTAACCAAACGCCAAGGGTGACGACGTAACCCAATCGCCGGTGCCACAACATCTGAATCGAGGCCTTGCTCCGGGCGGTAGAACACACAAAAGAGTTGATTGACCACCAATCGCAGTTCCACGGGCAAAGTCGATGGAGACATACAAGTTGCCGTTCGCCGTCCAGTAGCGCGAAGTGTTTGCGTCGTAGAACCCGTTCAGAAAGGCCGGAGCGGCCAGGTTTTTAGTTGTCGAGAAGTCGGCAATGGCCTGATTGACGACGCCCTGGGTACCCGCTGTGGTGTAGGCATCGGTTATCCCGTAACCCGCGAGAGTAGCCGGCTTGCCGGAGCCAATTTTCGACCAGTCAAGTAACGGGATGTCTGTCGCGGAAAGTGCTGCTCCCCCTGTCACCAAACCTTTAGTGTTAACGGTAACCTTTGTGTAAGTACCGGCAGCAGCGCCTGAGTCGGCAAGCGCTATGGATATGTTGGCATTTGCCGATCCGTCAAACGACGCGCTACCGCTCGCCGCGCCGGAGACGGAAATACTCCGAGGCGTTTCAAGCTTTCGAGCCGCGACTGCCGTTGCGTTGATTCCAAGGGCATCAGTGATCCCGAACCCGGCCAACGTATTGGGGTTGGCCCCCGCAGTCGCCCGGCCATATTCATCCACCGTCAGACTCTTGTAAGTCCCGGCAGCAATCCCGGTGCGCCCGGCCAGCATCTTGAACGTCAGCGCGGTGGTGCCCAGGATGACCGGCGCATTGGTGGTCAGGTGCCACAGCGAATCACCGTTCGCCGTGCCCTCCTCCACCATGACCGTCAGGCCCGGCGTGACCTTGGCATTGCTATTGGCATCATTCGCCCGCACCCAGTCGCCATTGGCGACGATCCACAAGCCGTTGTCCTTCGCTAGCGTCTGGTTCGCAACAAGCACGCGGTCGCCAGCAATCACTGCGACCCCGTCAATTTGCTGCGCACCGTTCAGCACGATGTTGGTGGTAGCCGCAACACGCACCGACTGCTTGCCATCGAGCTTGCCGAGTTCTTCGGCCAGATAACTCATGACCCAGGCACGTGTGGCTTTGACCACGGTGTCGTCGATCAGCAACGTTACCAGCGACGCATTACTCGTCTCGAAAATCGAGCGAATGTAAAACTCTTTACCCGAACCCGACGTCGCCAGTACCGGTTTGAACGACTCTGGATATTTGACGATGGCGTAAAGAATCCCGGTATCAGTCCACAGCCCCGCTTCCCGCACATACCAGCCACCGACATCCGGCGGAATGGTCACTTCAGCGAGCAGCCAGCTCGGATTCTTCTCGTCCTGGAACAGCGCATTGAGCGGGCCGCGCCAGACTTCGCGTTTCAGCGCGGTGGCGGTCGCGGCCGGGTTGTAGACCGTGCCGCCGCCGTCACCGACGGAAATCTGCGTCAACTTGATCGGCGTGCCCGCGGCCTTGCACGCCGTTTCGTAGGCAATCCCTGCGTTGGTGAGCAGGGTGTAATAGTCAGCCATTCAGGCCCCCTGAGGATAAATAGTGGATGTTTCGACGGTGTACATGCCGGCAGCCATGAATGCCTCTCCCGAGGTTTCGAGCCCTTCGATGAACACCGGATAAACCGTGGTCAGTTCACCGCAGAACGTCGCTGCGCCGATGACGTGATTGCCGAAAGCGCTCAAGCCAACGGAGACCGTCAGCACATCCCGTTCGCTTTTGGCATCCGCCAGGCGTCGGTCGAGACGAGCATCGATTTCTTCGCTGTAGGGTTGGTCGCTGAAGGCGCGCACGGAAAAGCTGTACGGCGCACCGGGTGGTGTCTGTTCGTACCAGGCGCGGATCTCGGGTCTTAACTGCAAACCCTTGGCGGCGTTTTCCAACGCCTTGTGGGTGCCAGCCTGGCGCGCGGTGGGCCAGGCCAGTTCGACGGTCAGGCGTTTTTCAGCTTCCGGTGCGGCGGTGCTCCATTCAGCAACACCGCGATCCGCTGCCAGATACGGCAGAAAGGCGACTGGTGTTTCTGCTGGGTTCATCAGTTCGGGAAACGGCGGCGCGATGCGATCAAGCAGTGCGCCGAAGCCCAGATCCAGACTTCGTTCGAGTGCCGAGCTGTTGGCCGGCAGCAGCGTCGGACGCTGAGTTGGCTCACTCATAGCGTCAGCACCTCAACTTCGACTGCGGTGCAGTACGGCGCTTGAAACGCCGTCGTCACGATCGGCGCCAGCGGTTCGAGAATCTGCAGTTGCACAGCGCCGGCGCTGTGCAGCGTGTAGTCGATCCAGCTTGGATCAACGCGGCCTTCAAGACGATGGCAACTGTCAGCGTAGGCCTGCAATTGTTGCTGTGCGGCGACTTTGGTCAGACCCGAATCGGGGCCGGAATTTATCTTCGCGACCACGCGAATCTTGTAGCGCTGAATATCGGCTGCCTTGACCGTGACAAGGTCGGTTTCCGGTCGTACATCAGGCCGCGCGAAGTGCTGACGAACGCCGTCAAGCAATGTCGCGGAAGGCGCGCCATCACCGTCTCGGGACAGCACAGTGACCTGCACTTCGCCCGGCGCGGTGCGCCGAGCATTGCCATCCTTGACCTGTGCAGCGAGGCCGTCCGGGTTGAAGGTGTAAGTGACATTCACCACACCCGCCTCAGTGGATTCGACCTGCACCGTCGGACGCTCGCCGAGGGTGAAAACTTCGCGGCGATACTGCATCCGCGAACCTGCTGCCGGCGCATGGGGCGCCAGGTAATAACGCAAGCGGGCATCGTCGTCGCTTTCATAAATCGCCGGCACTGGCGGGAATGCCGCCGGGTCGCCGGGATCAAGCAACTGCCGCTCCAGGCCCATGTCCGCTAGCCGCGCATCGAGGTTGCTCCCCGTCGCCCACCACGCCAGCATCTGTTTGATGCGGGCGTTGTATTTGCGTTCGTGGGTTTGCAGCCGAACACAGAAAGCCTCAAGCGCCAGGGTCAGCAGTTCGCTTTCGTTTTCCAGGCTGGTCTTGAGTTTTGCGGCACTGTCCGGCGAACGCACACCGACATATTCGATGACGAAAGTCTTGAACTCGGCGAGCAAGTCTTCAAAGGCTTCAACGGTGATCAGCGCGGGTTCGGCCAATTGGTTCTGGCCGGGGATCAACATGCTCATGTCACGACCTCGAAGGTTTGTTGACGGTTTTTCCAGGTGCCGGCGAAGCGCAACAACAGACCGGCGCCCTGACGGCTGGCGACGATCACTTGTGGCTGAAAATCGTCGATGCCGTTTTGCTTGTTGTAGAACGCCTGCGCGGCGTGGCTCTGGGCCAACAGCAGAACGTCGTCACCGAGGTTCTGCCCCAGCAGCGTGGGGATCAGCGATCCGTACAACGGGCGTTTTTGCCGGGTGCCCAGCGGTGTGGTCAGGGCCCGGGTCGCGCGCTGCACAAATTGCAGCCAGTCGTCGACCGTGGCCCCGCTGTCTCTATCGATTCCGATCATGTGGAGGCTCTTGAATCAGGGGCTGATGACACGGCCCTGGTGATCGACCAATGGACCGCTGAAGTGCACGCCCGAAGGGTCGATGGTCAGGCCAACGGCACCCAGTTGCAGGGTGATCAGTTGTGGCGTCATCGCCAATCGTGCCGGGCCGATGCTCAGTTCCAGCGACTCGCGAGAACCGCTGAAAGCCGCTGGGCCGTTTTGCCAGTGCAACGTGTGCGAGGCGTCGTCGTAGCCGCTTTCGCTGCCGTCGACATGAACCCGTCGCGTCAGCGTGGGGACAGTCGAAACAGGTGGAAAGCGATCACTGTTCAGGCCGAACAGGGCGACACTTTGTGCGCCACTTTCGCCGCTGCCGTAGTTGAACAGCAGACACTGCTCACCCACGGTCGGAATCCGCGACTCACTCTGTGCGCCGGCGCTGGGGTTGAAAAACTTGATCGCTGGCGTGAGCAAGCCACCGTGGCTGACCTGGCAGGTATTGCTCGCCGCATCGACTGTCTGGCAAATGCCGATGCGGCAGAAGCTTTCAGCGCGGCGGTGCAGGTCGTCGATTTCCGCTTCCATTTCGGCCAGGCGTTCGATGATCGGCCCCAGTTGCATGCGCAATAACGCGTCGAACATCGGTCAGGCCTCCAGCGCGGTGTATTGGTCTGGATTGTCGATGTTGCTGACTTCCCAGGTGCGGGCGAATTTCGGTGTGCCCAGTGGATCATCGAGCAAGGTCGGGCCGAGGTAGAGGGTCTGGTTGAACGTCAGGGTCCAGGTTTTGATTTGCTGGTCAGCGCGGGTCAGCAACGACGGCAATCCATCGATATTGGTCGGCAGATCACATTGATCGCCAGGCAGTCCCCAGCGATTGTCGGTGATCAAATTCTTCAGCACAGCGATCAGATCGCATGCTGCAAATGCGCTGGCAGAAAGGGCCGGGATGACTTGCAAGGACACCGTCATGACATGCGCAATTCGCCCGTCAGCGCCACGTACTCCCGCCCCATTCCGGTCGAAGTCGATCAACACCCAGGCCTGATCGCCCGGTGCAGTGAAATCATCGTGATTGCCGACATTGATGTTGAGCCCGGCAGTGTTGCGCAGCGTCGTCGCGATGGCTGTGAACAGCTGCGAAGGTTGCTGGATCGGTGTGGGCATACATGACCTCCTTTTCAATCGTCCACGCGCAGCCCTGCCGCCAAAATGGCGGCACGGAGAAGTACTAAGGTCAAGGTTGGTCGCGGGGCGGGACTTCGCAGACGCCGATGCGCTTTGCGGCCCAGCGTTCGTACAAGCCGATGGCGACGTCGGCGCCAGCCATCGCTGTCAGGCAACCAAACGCGCCAGCCACCCAGACCGACATGCCAGCGGCGTACAGCAGCATGATCGCCGACACGCCGCAGATCATGCAGGCGCCGGAGCGCAGGGCCAGACGGCGCAGCAGCGGCCAGCCACGTGCGCCCTCCTTGTCGGCGCGCCACATTTCGCCGGACACCCCGCCGACAACGGCGAGGAGGATGACCAGCCAGATTGGCATATCGGCCAATGCTTGTTGCTCGGTTGTCATGTCACGCCTCCTGAGAGCGTTGATGAATGAAGGGGTTGTGAGGAAGCGACACCGTAACGGTGTCGCCTTTCACGCTTGGATAAAACGCCTTGGATCCGCGGCGGTCAGAATTACAGACGCTCAACAATGACGTTGTCGATAAAGGCAAAGTTGGCATACGGATTCTGCTCGTTGAAAAACGCCAACGTCGTCTGTGGAGTGATTGCAGTGAAATCATAAGTGACGGTGTTCCACTCAACCGCGACGCCTTTGGCAGACGGCGTGTTGAAGGTGGCGGTCTGGCCGGCCACTTTCACTTGAATGACACCATCACCGGAGCGGCTGGCGTAACGCGAGTTACCCGCGCTAAAGGTCAACCGGTACTTGGCGCCCACGGTGGTGGCGAAGTTCTGCTGAATCCCTCCCCCATTGCCGTAAACGTAGTTGGCCAGGTCAACGATCACCACGCCGTCTGCGGCCGCGGAACCACCGATCGAGGCCGGCATGTTGAAGTATTCGGCACCGGACAGAAACGTCGTCCAGCCGGTGATGAAATTAGCTTTCGCCGGGGTGTCCAGAATGCAGCTGCCGGCGCAGCCGGGCTGTTCAAAGCTGCCGTTGACCAACAGGTTAGCGGCAACCGCGCTACCGCCATTACCCAGCAGTGCAGCAGCGATCAGAAACGGTGCTGCGTATTTCTTCAAAGTATTCATGTCTCTACCTATGAGTGGATTGATCAGGGTGTGCTGGCGATGCAGCACTCAAGTCGCTCACAGGCGATCGTTCGGGGCTCCCGGCCCTCACATGATTCAATGTTCCACATCGGGAACATTTGATCTGGAACTCTGTGTACTCGCCCATCCTGGCGAGCAGTCTTTTACACTTTCCACATCTGCAATCTTTCAACATCTGCAATGCCTTTTTGATGTCTGCCGGCAACTTCCGTTGTGGGCGGGTCAAACGATGAATCTGCAGACAGGTTCGATCTGCAAGCTGGAGGCAGGCATTCCAAAAAGCCCGGCAGTCCGCCGGGCTTTTCAGTAATGCGCTCCTTCGCCTTCCTTCAAATCCTGTGTTCAAGAAGGAAGCTGACTTTTCGGCGCTACTGGCGCGGTACGAGTCCGTTCAAATTGTTTTTCCGACCGCGGTCCCTGCCCGCCGGATAACTGCTTCTGGTGCTTTACGCTGCACACCCGGGTCAGTTGCCAACCCTCTGAACCGTTGAGGCCGGTTCATCGCTGCCTGTTCTTGTGGAACTAAAGAGCTTTCTTGCCAGCCGCTTTGTCGAGCGGCTTGGTGACAAGAATATGCATGTGTGCATATACAGTCAATGCGTAAATGCATTTATTTATGCACAACAAATGCGTAGATGCATGGAAGCCCCGCAGCTCAAGGGTTTGGCGGTTTCATCAAGGCGAAAAAAACCCGCCTGAGAGGCGGGTTTATCTGAGAAGGGTCGGGTTAGCGGGCGTACATGCCCCACCAGAAGACGTGACCGAGGATGACGATCTGCTCTTCCTGAATTTCCTGAAAGCTGTAGTCCTCGTCCGGGTGTTCATCGCGATTGAAGCTGCGCAGACGAATGCCGGTCGGCAGGCGATAGAGTTGCTTCACGCGCAACTGGCCGTTGTGATTGATCGCGTACAGGTCGCCATCAATGATGTCGCCGATGCCGCACTTGCCGGCGTTGACGCCGACGGTGGCACCATCACGCAACACCGGCAACATGCTGTTGCCACGTACTGTCACGCATTTGGCCTGGTCGAACTGCACACCGTTATGGCGCAGGCTGCGCTTGCCGAAGCGCAGGCTAGAGCGCTCGCTCTCTTCGATGACGAATCTTCCTGATCCAGCAGCCAATTCAACCTCGCGAAGGAACGGCACCGATACTTCGTCATCATCGACCGGCGTATCGTCGTCCCACAGCATTATGTCCTTGAGTTCCGCGTGCACGTCTTCACGCGCGGCAACGGCCGACGGCGCGACATCCGCGCGCCCGCGCAATTGATCGGTGCTCACGGCGAAGTACTCGGCGATCTTCGAGATGTGTTTATCCGAAGGATCGACGATCTTCCCGCTGAGAATCCGCGAGAGAGTGGATTGAGGCACGCCGGTGCGACGGTGGAGCTCCGTGGGGGAGATCCCGTGCTGGTCGAGCAGTGCTCTTAAGACGGAGGCTACGTTGCGTTTTTGCATAACGCGCAT